GATATAAAAAATACATCACAGATCCTGTTAGATGGATTGCTGATCTTATTCAAAAAAGCCATTCTGAAGCAGTTGCTGCTAAAACAAAAGATTATCAAAAGACCTTATCTGATTTAAAAAATGAATTCGACCAATTTAAACAGAAGGGTCAAATTAACGAACAGGGAATACTATATAAATCATTAACTCTTTTACTTACAGAGAATATGTTAAATAATATATTCTATGAACCCCTAATGTTAAGTGGATATCCAACGGGAGATTGGCATTTAGTAGTAGGAAATCCTCTAAATCCCATAGCAATGATTGGTAATTTAATTTGCCACCAAGTTAAAATTACATTCGATAGCCAATTAGGACCGGATGATTTTCCTACTGGAATGACAGCTGTCTATGAACTTAGGCATGCAAGAACAAGACATAGAGGGGAATACGAAAGTATGTTTAATAGGGGTAATGGTAGATTATATCTTGGTGAATTTCCTGAAACAAGTGCAACACAAGGCAGTATTACTGTTAATGGTAAAAATCCGGATCAATTTGATCTCAAGGATACTAGGGGAGCGGTAATAAATTCTGCTTCTACTGGAGCAGGACTTAAATAATATAATGTAAAAATGTTATCAATTGATGTATTATCAACAAAACCAATAAATACTGTAAATGGACAAAAAATAGTAGATTTAACAGTTTCTTCTATTAGTTCCAGTACTCAAGGGACCGTTGCATTTTCTAATATTGCTGTATGTCCCTATGAATTTGAAATGAGGCCTGATTTATTTAGTAAACTCTATACAGGAGATCAAAATAATATGGGGATGGTTTTGAAACTAAATTCTATATCAAACCCATTCTCCCTTCAAATGGGGGATGTATTATTAATCCCCTCTATTAGTAGTATGACTTCTTTATTGGCATCAAGTCAACCGGATGTAAAAGCAACTAGTGATAGGACAAATTTCAGGCAACAGTTAGCAGCAAGAATTTCTAAAATATCTCCGGATAGGCAAAATTATTTAGCAGCTAGAAATATTTCTACCTCTACCACTAGTACCCCATTACCGCCAAATGTAGCAGCGCCAACAGATCAACAATTTAAAGTACAAGATGGTAAATTAATATTAGGATCAAATATAGGGGTTTCAAGGACGTCATTAACTACGAATCAATCTAGTAGTTCTATAAAAACTGCTATTGCCCAGAATAATATATTCTCATCTTAATGATTAATGAAAAGAAAGCTATATTACAATACGATCAACCCCAAATAGTTCTTGACGAGCTTAGTACTATTGACGTATATAAGGCAGATGATCAACAAAAAACAAAAGATTCTGGAGATAGACAGGAAATGACTATTGGTGCATTAAGTCCATTTATACATATTAATTCCTATAATATAACAGCTATAGAGTATCTAAAAATTGATATGAATTCAGAGATACCAGAATTATTAATAGTTTTTAAAACTTTCGAAACACAATTTTTATTTACAGGTTATCCAAAAGATGGAGATCTTTTATCACTTTATATAAAATCTACATCCGAAGCATACAAACCCATTAGACATGATTATACTATTGTGGAAGTTACCGGACCAGGACCAGAAGCTATTTCTGATATGCCAAAGAATTATACTGCCTCTTCTGTCTTTTATACATTTATTATCAAAGCACAGTTAAGGATTCCCAAAATATTCCAACATAACTGTCAAGCATATAGTAACTTAACTTCTTGGGATACACTAAGACAGGTAGCAAAAGATCTAAAATTAGGATTTTCTTCCAATGAAAAGGATACAGATGACCAAATGACATGGATAAATCCAAATTTAACCGTACTAGAATTTATTGATTCTGTTGTATCTAGATCATGGAAAACAGAAGAAGATTCTTTTGAGTGGTGGATAGATCCATATTATAATCTAACCTTCGTTAATATTAATAAACAATTATTTGGTCCGGATTCTAAAGATAGTGATGGGGATAGTATATTAGCCAACATAGGATCAAGTTATGGATTGTATGGGGGATTAGATTCCACCCAAAAGACTAGCGATGCCGAATTTCCTTTACTCTTAACTAATGACCCACATTGGGGGAAATATCCATTTTTTATAAAATCCTATACTGTTTCTAATAGCTCTGGTTATGTTACAAATAAGTATGGATATAAGACCATATTGCAATTTTATGATACAACGCTTACTACTGATACACACGACCAAAAATATGTAAGATATTCAATAGAATCAGTTACGCCAAAAAAATTAGGAGATAGTGATATAATATTAAGGGGGAGACCGAATGAAACAGTATATTTAGATGAATATAAAAAAGAGTGGTCTGGTACAAGATATTTTGATAACACCCATTCAAATATACATCAAGCACCAACACAAAATACCATAAATAAATTCGAGAATTATAAAATATTTCTTGATATTGAATTGGGGTCTTATGTGCCATGGATTTATAGAGGGCAATATGTACCGGTTAGGATTGTACATACTTCTCCGAAAGATGTAGCAGGACAAATAGGACCAGTTTCCAATGATAAAGTAACACATGCAGGGGAAACTGTTTTGAACCTATTTCTAAGTGGTAAATATATAATACTAGGAACATCTATAGTATATAAAGAGGGGGAATTAAAAACAATATTAAGATTAGGAAAAAGGCAATGGAGTGTTAATGACGGTGTTGCATCTGTACCTGAACCAATAATATCATAGGATGGCTGATTTTTTAAGTAGTTTACAACAGAATTTCACATCGGATAATCCGTTAGGGAATCTATTGAATACAGGAGTTGATAAAGATAGGAATAGATTTCTTACTGGATTAAAGACAACTTCATCAGGACAGAAAGAGGACCCTACTTATTTAGGATTTAGGTTATTATTTGATTTTAATACGGGTCATTCTGTGGATCAAGAAACCTTTTTACCTATAAGTCCAATACTTTGCGATGCTGATACAATCAATTCTCCTTTTACATCAACCGATTATTTCTCATTAGCAAAGAGGGTAAGAGTTAATATTTATGATCAGGATCAGGCTTCTAATAAAATTCCAAATGCTACAAATGATTTTTATTTTTATACTGCACAAGGATATTTAACACAAAGAAGATCTCAAGCTGAAAATGGTAATCGATCCAGTGGTGGTACTCCTTCACCAGGAAGCTCAAATAGGGCAGATTCATTAAAGGGATTTAGGAATATTTTAAAAGGGATAAATGAGAAAAGCCCTTGGTTTGTCCAATCAGTCGATGGATTAGATAATCTTTTAAAGATACCCTTATCCCGATCATATGCAGGGGATCAGATCAAAGATAAAATTTCTAGAAGCGGTATTTTAACTTTTAATTGTCTGGATTCTATAGATTTAAGGGTTACTGCAATGGCAGACCTTTATAGGAAAGCTACATTTGATCAAATATATTTGAGGTCTCTTATACCACAGAATCTTAGGAAATTTAGGATGTGGATAATTGTTACTGAAATAAGGAATATGCATCTTAGTACAAATATATTAGATGTACTTAATCCTTTTGGTAATTCCGCTATTAGTAATATAGCAACCACTGTTAGTAATGTATCCCAGGCTTCTGGATTATTAAATCAACCGGCTGGACCCCCCAATGCAAGTGATCCCTTGAGTCAAAGAGATAATGTTTATGATAGCCTTTCCAAATTAGAGCCATATATTTTCATGTATCAATTAGATCAGTGTGAATTTGATTTTGATGATTATGTTCACATACCATCGAGCCTTAGCAATGCCGATAATAGAACTCCTGTATCTAATAAGTTCCGTGTTCATGTCGGTAAGATAACAGAAAAGAAACTACAATTCAATATACTTTCGGATCTTATAGAGAATGAATCCCAATTTGCTCCTATATTGATTGCTGATAGTTGGAATTTAGCAGGATCTAAATTAGGTACTAGTTATGATGTTAATAATGACGGAAATCTTTTCGCTCAGTTAGCTAATAACTTTATTAATAATTCAGTTTCCTCTGTTATACAAAAGTATTCTCCTGTTGTATCCCGAGCAGTATTAGGAAATGCTTATGGTTTTCAATTAACAGATATAACTAATTTAGCTAATTCTGCACAGGATGCAGTTAATGGTATTAAAAATCTATCTTCTCCTTTTGCGGATTCTAGGCCTCAGTCTACTGGTAAAGGTGGACCGAGCCAAAGAGTATATCCTAGTATTCATGAGGATGTTTATGGAAATGTTAATCCCTCTTATTTTCCTACTGGGGTTGGTAATGTATATCCAGGAGGAACGGGATATGCTACATTAAATCCTAGTGATGTATATCCTAATGTGCCAGGGAAAGATTTAGGATTACCGGGAAGAGTTTATCCCTCTATTCTTGAAGATGATTATACTACTGACCCGGGAGTTGATCTGGGAGTACCTGCAAGAATATACCCAGCCCCATCAGAAGATACTTATCCGACAGATCCAGGAGTTGATTTAGGATTACCTGATAGGGTATATCCAAATATTACAGAGGATGATTATACTACGGATCCCGGGCAATCATTAGGACCAAATGGCAGAACGTATGTAGCACCATCGGAAGATGTTTATAATATTATTCCACCAACATATCCTAAAGTGAATGCAAGGGTTTATCCTTCTACTATCAACCCTACCCAAATAGTTCTTCCTGACGTCTATCCAACCGTTCCAGGAATTGATTTAGGAGAGCCTGGTAGAGATTATCCTGGAATAAATGAAAAAGATTATTAAGATATGATAAGAGATAAAATAAAAATGCCCGGAATAGTGGATGCCAAACATTTCTTAGGTGTTATAATGGATATAAATGATCCATTAAAAAAAGGTCGCTGTCGGATTAATGTGTTTGGATTATTTGATGACTTAGCTATTACGGATTTACCCTGGGCACATCAAACATTTGATATTTCTTTTGGTGATAAAGGAGGAAGCGGGAGATTTAGTACTCCCCAATTAGGAGCAATAGTACACGTTATTTTTAATAATGGAGATTATTATTCTCCCGAATATAAAGGACTTCAAGAGATTGGTGATGGGTTACAACAGGAGTTAAATGATTCCTATGAGGGATCCCATAGTCTAATATATGATGGGATCGAGATTGTTAAAATTTTCTATACAAAAAATAAAGGACTTATGTTAGAAACAAAAGGCTCTACTATCAATATAACTAATGATGATAAAATAAATATTACATCAAAAGGTGAAATTAATTTAGTTAATCCTAATGCTTCTATTAAAATAAATTCAGCAGGACAAATAACAGCAACAGGAAGTACTGTTACACCAAATTCAAGGGGCGGATGGAATTGCTTGCCTACTGATCCCTATACTGGTATGGTTCATATCGGAGATACATTAAATCCTTAAATAATAACTATGGCAGCAAGTACAGAATTACAATCGGCTATTACTAATTTTAATGATAATGCCCCAAATCCTTCAGGGATTTCTTTTCCAACAACACAAGATGTGGTATCAAAAAGATTGAAGTCTCAGGGATATAGCTATGAATCCATCAAGACTATTCCTCCAGATTCCCCCGTAATGGTATCAACAACAAATGAAATACAACATACTAAGACCCTTATTAATCACGTAATTAACCAATTACCTTTATTAGCAGTTCCTATTACTGCAGCATTAGCATTACAGCAAATAAATGCACATCTTCCTGCAGCATTAGCAGGACTTCATGGCCTTGGTATTGATCCCCCCGAAACATTACTTCCGGTATTAAAAGCTATGTCAATTGCTACAACAGTAATATCAACAGGTAAATCTGTATTAACTGGCCCATTATCACCACTAGGAAAAGTAATAGGTCTTTAATTATTTATAGATTATTTGAAATTTTTCATCCCTTATTGTCTATAATAGACATTAGGCTAAAATAAAAAAGCATGAACACAAAAGAAGTTATAGGTTATGAACCTGAAGTCCGTGAATTGTTAAATGAGAAATACACGGACTATTTTGAAGAAAATTTCTATGACAAAGGTCCTAGGGGAAAGAGTAAAAGAGCTTACACCTCTACTCAGTACAAGCCGGACGAATTTACTGCATTAAATGATCTCTACGAGAATTATTACTCGAAGAATTTTGATTCGGAAAATCCATTGAGGAGCAAGGAACTTCAGAATAAGGAAGTTCTAAGGGTTGTAATTAGGAGCATTAAAAACAATACCGCAGTTGCCGAAACCCGAATCGGGCAATCGGTTATTATTGATGTAACCAAGGAAGAAAAGGCTATTGCAAGGTTAGGATTTCCCCCCATCGCAATGGAAATAGGATCCATATTAGATGTTGTAGTTTTTACAGATAGATCAGGTAATTATAATGGTTCTGTATCTCAGGGATATGAAAATTCGCTAAAGAGCGAATTATTAAGAGCAATCAAGGATGAGCGTAGTGCATTCCTTGTTAAGGTAGAAGATCTTTGTCCAGGCGGATTTATGGTAAATCTTTCCGGGGTTAAATGTTTCCTTCCTGGATCATTAGCAGCTGCAAACAGGATTATAGATTTCAACTCATTTGTAGGGAAATCAATCATGGTAATGGTTGAAACATATGACGAAAAAAGAGATATTTTTGTCGTTTCCTTCAAGAAGTACCTAAAGAACATTATTCACACAAAGGTGGGGGAGCTTTCTCTGACACAAAAATACACCGGTACAGTAACCGGGACTTCCTCCGCAGGTGTATTCGTAGAATGGGACGAATATTATACAGGACTTATTCCTGCAGAAGAATACTCTGATTTTGCTACTAATATACCATATAGGTCAGGAGATAGGGCAGAATTCTATGTAATGGACCTCAAAAATCCACAGAGGATAGTATTAACAGTTAAGGAGCCAGATGAAAAAAGCATAGAATTACAGAAAATTAAGGACGTATCTATGACTGGAGAGAGGGAAAATAAGATCTATATAGGAACAGTAACAAAAATTAAGAATTTTGGAATTTTTGTTAAATTAGATAATGGTCTTACTGGTTTAATCGAAAAGGAGGAGCTAGAAAAAACAGTAAAGGAATACGCAATTGGAGAAACAATAGAATGTAATATAATGGATGTGGAATTACAATCATCCAAACTACATCTACGTGAAAAATACCATAACTAATATGAGAGACCAAGACAAAATACTAGAAAACGTTGTTCTACTTCCTTTAAATGTTCTAAATAAGAATGGTAGGATTTATACAGACGAAGCCGCTACGAAAATTATTGAAACGTTCAAGGCAAAGAAAAATATTGTTTTTGGGGAACTAGGATTTCCTGAGACTATGGATGTTACACTTAGTAATGTTAGTCATACCATAGAAAATGTTAGAGTTCAAGGAAACCAAATAATGGGGACAATAAAAATACTAAATACACCATCCAGTGATATTTTGGCTAAAAGCCTCAACCATTATGTTTTTAGGCCCAGTTCTTCAGGAAATATAGACCCTAAGACAAAAGAGGTAAAAATTACTAAATTCTTTACCTTTGATGCGATTAGAAGGGAAGCAGATGCTTTCCCCTTCGGAGACGAGGAACTAATTTAATGTGTAAATTTTTCAATCAAGAAATAGCCCTATTCTTAGGGCTATTTTGCTGTGCGTAAATAAAGATATATATGAAATGCTGTATAGTATATGGCCTCTTATAAGATATGGATATTCTAGATAAAAGTTTTTTCTATTCGGCAAGGATAGGGTTCGAATTCGAATTCTATTCCAAATTTACGAAGGGGGAGATTGCGGAGAAATTGGGGAAGTATATTGGTAAGACAATCAAGGTATTTGACCGTTATCACTCCAAATTTAAACCAAATTCGAATGTTTTTAAGTTAGAAAGCGACTTTTCTGGCGGTGTGAAGATGGTGGAGCTAGTAACAGGTCCAATGAATTATTTTGAAGCTATTCCCCTTTTAATTAGGATTTTGAGATGGATTGACCAATATGGTTATACTGATGAAAAATGTGCATTCCAGTTTGGATTGGACTTTGATAGAGATAAGTATCCTCCAATGATTGAGTTTAAAAACTTAAATCCCCTCAAATTTGTATTAAGCATTGATGAAAGTTTCATTTGGAAAAGATTTCCAAGAAGAAAAGGTTGTTTATATGCAAAAAGTATTAAGAGAATTACCCCAGTAAATAAATTTGTAAAAGGCGGAAAAGACATTATGTTAGATAGAAATTCGTATTCTGTTCATACCGAAAAGAATATGGGAGTAAATCTACTCAAATTGGAGGAAGGTTACATGGAAGTTAGATACATGGGAGGGGAGGATTACCAAAAGAAGTATGTAGCAATTAAGGAAATCATGGATTATATTATAGGGACTACCTTTGAAGTCCTAAAAAATAATGATTCCTTTACTCAAAGTGAAATAGAAGAATTAAAGAGTATTATTGACGAAATATACAAATCATCCGAAACATTTTTAGATTCAGATGCCTTTATTAATAATTATCCAGATTTAAAGGTTTTTATTGATTTAAGAAACGATCCACAAATAATTAAGAGCTATTTTAATAGCTTAAGGGATATTCTATACCATATTATAGTAGATAATGGGATTTCGTCTGGTTACCTTAACTATGATACTCAAATATCTAAATATCAATTAAAGGATGGTAAGACTAATAAAGCTAATCTTTTACAAGAACTAGATTTAATTGATTGTATTATAAGTGGAAATATTTCCCATTGCCGCTTATTTGGTTGCAAATTAGATGGCTGTCAAATAGAAGATTCCTCGTTTGTAGCTAATAATGATGTTATGAATTCCAAAGTTACTAATTGTGATTTAAACCAGGGAAGTGAATTCAGTCATTGTTATATTGATGCACGTGATAAAGATGTAAATTGTAAGGTAGTAGGAGGAATTATTAGATCCGGTTATATCGGGAAAGGAGCGGAAATATCTGATACTACTGAAATTATCCCAGAGCTACTTGATGCAAAAGGCAAAAAAGATAAGATGGCGAACAGAGATAATTTTATAGATAGAAATTATCCTGATGCCAAAGATAATGGAGAATTCCTAAACCTTAATGATAAGGAAGCAGAGTTTAATGCTAATAAACTATATCCGACAAGGAATTCAAACCCCAATAACATATTCAGATAATATAAACAAAACAAATGCAAACATCATTAGACGCGCTAATACAAGAAGTTAAAGATGATATTTCTCACTCCTGTGCATTACCTTATTCCCTTAATGACCAAGAAATTAAAAGGATCATTAAGAGAGCAAGAGCATGGTTCCTTGATAACTATCAATATGCAGTAGAAGATAGGTATTTAGTACTTAAAAATGAATTATTTGGGCATCCTCAATTTCTAGCGACAAGACAAATACAATTACCAGAATGTGTTATTGGTGTATATGAGGTTAGAGAAGTTTCCGGCTCTGGCTTAACAGGAACACCGGATAGAGATTTTGGAGATTCTAAATTATTAGGCTCTGAATTAATGCTAAGCCCATTTGTTGGGGATAACCTTGTTTATAGAACAGTACTCTATTCATTCTTTGACTTGGCAAAAGCTTATTTATTAGAAACATATGCTTATGGGTATAACAAAAATACCAAAATGCTAACAATTCTGGGTAGAGATCCTGGATCTGCAAATATTAACGGACTTCATGGAGATAATACGGACGTTGCACTTAAATGCGGTATTGCAATCCCTGATGAAAGTCTTTATTCAGATGAATTGTTTGTGAGGTATGTACTTGCAAAAGCAAAAATAAATATCGGTAGATTGTTAGGAACTTTCGGTTATACATTACCAGGTGGCATTACTATTAATACTGCAGCTATTACAACTGTTGGGCAATCAGAATTAGATGAAGTAATGAAAATGATTAATGACGAAAATACTCCTTACTATATCGTACAGTGGAACTAAATGAAGCATCTTAAAATATACGAAGAACTTAGTCCTTGGACAACTCTATTATTTAGTAGGGACCAAAAAATCTCGTTCCCTATTAGTGATACAGTTAAGCAGGAAGAATTGATTAGATATTTTAAAAAAAATTACTATGTTACTGAAATTATTTATATAGATGATGGATGTTTTGATATTACTATAGGGGGTAGGAAGGATGGAAAGATATTTTTGGGCATTGAAAATGATTTACCCTCTAAATTACGACATGCTAATAATATGCTTTTAGCATCTATTTTTTCTAATATAGATGCTAAGGACCCTAACGAAAATTCAAAAATAATTTGGGTTTGGTTTGAAGATGGTATTCTATATAAAACAGCTCCAAAACAGCTCCAAAACCTCCAAAAATATTAGAACAGCATGATGAAGTATATCAAATTATATGAGGAACTTAGTTTGTGGACGGCATCATTATTTGCTTTAGAGGGTAAACTTGGGTTTTTTTTATCAGAAGATAAAGAAATGGCGATTAAACAAAAGATAGCCATCGATAAAATTATTGCTAATCAGCGTTTACTAATAAAACCAGACTTTAGAAATATATTACCAGGTGAAAGATATTATAATATTTCTTTTTTGAATGATTTTACTATATTAGATTTTTGGAATTTATTACCTATTATAGAGGAAGATGATAATGAGACTGTGGAGAAAACCTCACTTGGCCCAGGGCATATGAGTGTTAAGAGAACTAGATTTGGAATCCCAATATGGGGTAATAATATTTTTGATGGATATGATAGAAATAGTAGAAATGATACCAGAATAAGTTTTTATTTCAATGAGGTAGAAGATAAAATATATCGATTCCCAGTAAAGAACCTAAATAAAAACCGTACTAATTAATGAAAATGAGGTATATTAAACTATATGAGAAACTTAGCCCATGGGCTGCTGCTCTATTTATACCTCCTACTAGGATAGGGTTAAAATTATTTAAGCCCACGGATTTTGAGCCAGTTGTAAATTTTCTAATAGCTAATATAGGAAAGGACATTATAATTAAAAAATTGCCCGTTGATCCCTATTATTGGGAAGTATATGTTTATGGAGAATTTGATTTCGAAGAATTTTATCAAAGATTACCTAGTGAAAAAGGTAGGAAAAATTTTAAATTGGGGGATCCTATAATTTATATGTGGCAATTTAATAGTTTTACTCCAATTGGAAATTTTGATACAGACTCTTTAGGAGCTAATCATTATAGATTAAGAGTTGTTAATGGAAATCTTGTTAAGGAAATTTTCAATAAACCGAGAAAAAGTAAAGATTATTGATTTGCTTTTGCTCTACTAATGAATCATTGCCTGCCTTATTACACTTGTAATATTTTTAGCATAGTTTTGTGAAAAGAATTCGACTATAAAGATATTTATTTTTTCTTAATATCTTGGCCGGATACAATAGCACCTGCATTTAATAGGACATCTAAGGTTTTAACCGTATAGTTAGATTGTCCTGGCATTCCACTCTTTTGCTGGTCTCCCCAATTAATAAAGTTGTAGTGAGTAATATACTTACCTGAGTTGTAAGAAAATTGATGTTTACCTAATTTTTCAGTGTTTTGCTCAAACTCATTTCTGTGAGAGATATTTTTATAACCGTATTTTTCCATAAATTTATTTTAGTTTACCGTTCATTATTTTGTCGTATACTTCTTTAGTTACCCCTATTGGAGATACTAGTGAAGCATTATATTTACCACAAAGGTCTTCAACAGCCTTCATTGTATAATCACCTAAATTTCCTGTCAAAAATTTATCTGATTTTAGATATTTTAGATCATATAATTTTTTCTGAAGGTTCTTAATAAAGCTAGCTCCTGCTGGGTCTTTTGATCCTTTTTTAATATAATCCTTATTTGCCCCCGTAGTTATGAATGGATTTTTAGGATCCTTATATGGTTCAAATTTTTGATTGTATCCTTTTTGAACAATATCTTTCTTTTCTATAGTATCTCCATTACAAGAATATGTACCTTTCTTTCCATTAAATGAATAGGTACCATCTGGGAAATACTGAACATCCATACCAAATACCTCGATAACCCCGTCTTTATCTAAATCATATCCCGGAAGAGACATTACACAAGGAAACTTATCAAATCCAGGTGCATGTTTTAATTTCTTATTGATCTCCCTCTGGTCTGGACCTTTATTGTCCTTTTTTGCAGGCTCTGCTGGTTTTGTTTCCTTTACTGGTGGATTTGTGTTAGCAACTTTAGCTGGTTGATCTGATCCAGGAGTATAGTCCTCATTTAAGGAAATTTGGAATTCTTTGAATGTAAGTAAAGATTTGTTCATGGTTTATATATCTAAATGTGGTGTTCTGGAATGATTGAATATATAATGTATATGTCTAGATTTGCCGAAATATATCCTAGAACCCCGGATGATCCTTATTATGTTCCTGGTACAATGGAAACAGATGATATAGTAGAAATTACTATTGGTATGATAAAGCAGATAATGCTTACTACACCAGGGGAGATATTAGGGGATCCAAATTTTGGAGTTAATCTGGAATCATTATTATTTGATTTTGATGTATCTCAGACGGAACTAGAGGGAGCCATTTCTCTACAACTATATACATATTGTCCTCCATCTAGAGATCTATTAGATGTAAATTATAAAATAGGATTTTATAGGGGAGTAGCAAGAGATACTTGCTTCATAGAATTTGCGATAGGGAATAATCCCGTAATTGGAATAAAAGTAATATAAAAATGGATTTATTTTCTAAAAGTCAGGCTAAAATAGAATCCCTACTAGCTCAAACAATGCAGATAGTACAGGACAGATATGCTCAAAGCAACCAAATGTTTACGGTTGCTTCTGCATGGGGCCAGATTATATTTGTACTTCAAAATCTTACACAATTTATACTTTTCTTTGTAGAGGACTCAATAACAGAAATGAATATAAAAACTGCTACTAGGGAATCATCAATTTATGGTATTGCAAGTGCAATGGGACATAATGCAACAAGAGCAGGATCTGCAATAGGGGAGGTACAATTATCATGGAATGGGGCAGATACTAGTGAAGTTGGGGGAAATGCAATATTAATACCAAATAAGGCTATTATTAAATTCACAGATAGTGGTGCACAATATATTCTAAATTTAACACAAGATACTATAAGATTTAATCTCTCTCCCTCAACTTTATTAACTTGCCAAATAATTCAGGGTATAGTAAATGAAGCAGGATTTACTGGCACTGGACTTCAATTACAGACCTATAATATTGGAGAAAGATATACAGGATCTATAGAGGATTCAGAAGTTTCGGTTTATGTTGATGATGTATTATATAAAAATTATGTTTCCCTATATGATATACCTTATAATTACAATGGGGTCCTAGTGAGGACCTCTATTAGCCAAGGTATTGATATAATATTTGGGAATGGGAATAATGGATCCATTCCAGCAAACGGATCTACTATAAGAGTAGAATACCTAGAAACTCAGGGTTTATCAGGTAATATTAATGTTAACCCGACAAAAATTAACATGTCATTTGATGATGATGGAACAGATATATTTGGTAATTCAATAACATTAAATGATTATCTAAATGTTACATGTACAATATCTCCTCAACTAGGATCAAATCAGGAAAATGTTGCTTTAACAAGGATATTAGCTCCTAAAACATCTAGAGCATATGTACTTGCTAATCCAGATAGCTATATTACATTTTTTGAAAAATTCGGGGCATTCTCAATTATAGAAGCTTTTAATAATGTTAATGGGACTTATTTGGACGATCAGAATATTATCTATGTTTTGCTTGTTCCCGATGTCACCCAGCTATTAACTACTACCCAGAATTACTTTAATCTTCAACTTAGTGATTTTACTCTAACCGATTTTCAAAAGACCTCTATAGTAAACGTGATCGAGCAAAGCGGGCAAAAAATAGTGGGAACAGAGGTGCAGATAATAGACCCAACAAGATCAAGATATGTAATAAATACTATATTAACTATATTTGAGGGGTATGACCCTGATACGATCATGAGTTCTATAGTTGATGTTTATAGCCAATATTTTCTATCAATCAGGAGAAGAGATATAATACCAAGATCCGATTTAATTGCATTAGTAGAAGGTATTGCGGGAGTAGATTCAGTAATGATTTTTTTCGTATCAGAAAAGAATGAATTATACCAATTAACGGTTGCTGGATTACCTACAACTGATCCAAGAAGGAATATTTTACAGGGTTTGAATACTTTTGGTGATATAGTAATGGAGCAAGATGAAATTATAATAATCGCAGGAGGATGGAGCGATAGCAATGGCGTTTATTATGATGTAGGAGCCGATTTTAGCAAGCTTTCTTCGGTTAACATAGAAATATCTAGTATTACTCCCGTGACGTATAACACACAAATAAACGCCATTAACAAGGCATCTATAAAATCACAATAAGGCATCTATAAAATCACAATAAATGAACACGTACATCTATACTACTAATAGAAAAAGCTATTATGAATTTATGTCATCTATAAAAGATAACATACCAAATGCCGGATTTGATTATGAAACTAGGATATTCGAGAAATCATTATCAAATATCACATATAATGGAGATGCTAATCGCTCTATTATATTGCAGTGGTTGGAGAAGGTGGTTTTTAATTTAATTGAATCGGCAAAAATTATTAGGAATTACAGGAATTTTATAGTTCCTAGGAATAACAAGTATGTAAGATAATGAGTACTTATCAAAATTTATTGTTCTTTAATAAGAATGGACACCAGCATAACTTTTCCTGGAATGGGTCTTTCTGGGAAGGTCGTATATTACTACCACAAGTATCAGAGGAATTGTTTCAAGTCGAACATGTATTTGTAGTTGAAAAATTATTAGATTCAACATCGGCTGTTAAATATGGATTCCCCCATGTAGATCCCCCTGTAGCATATGGTAACCCTATGGGAATGACCTGTACTTTTACCGAGTCGTCAACTAATGTAACATTTTCAGGGTTATTAAGTCAGGACCTTACGGGAGCTTATATATTTTCTAGTTTCTTTAATGGGACAATATTAAGTATAGCATCTGATAATACTGCGGTAATATCAGATGTTGCTACTTCTAGTGGTACTGGCCCATTTTCTATAGCTTCATGGAGAACAAGATTTGAATCTATTTATAATATAGTAGATTTTGATGAAATTCCCCCTATCACAGCTTCATTTATTAGCGGTAATAATTATCTTATTAGTGCTTCAGACCTTTCTTTGGTTCAAAAAGGATATATTATTGCTGGTGAAGGAATTCCGGATGGCACAAAAATTATATCTGTTAATGGCTCACAGATAAACGTAAATCAAACTTTTACTATAACTGCAACAAACCAGAATTGTTATATCTATCAGGTCGAGGATGCTAATGATGTATCCGGTAGGCTATATCAATATAGTCTTATTACTGATCCAACTTTAGATGCCCCGGTTATTCTAAATCTAGCACAACAAAATTTTCCAACTACTTATACAGTAGGTGATGTATTCTTAAGTGGGATAAGAAAAACCTCTTCCGTTAATTCTTGTAGCCTTGGGATTAATATTGCTCTAAATTCAGATCAGGAAGCATTGATAGGAAGGAGTCTTATAATAGAAGACATAACACAAGCATTACCAGTAATAATACTAAGATTAGAATTAGTGGGTGAAGTGGTAGGGGAGGATGAAAGATTAAATGTTCTTTTAGGAAATTTTGGTCAAGAATTCTATAAGGAGGATGCGGGAATATTAAGGGATAGTGATCCAGAAGAACCATATCCGGATTATCTTTTACTAAATCGGAAAAGAAAAGAGCTTCTTTTACAAGGATCTGAAATTTTCCCTTATATTGGATCCTATAAAGGATTAGTAAATATAATTAGATTCTTTGGATATCAAGATTTGAGGATAAAAGAATACTGGTTAAATATACAAAAATCTGCATCTAATAATCTTACTGCTTTTCAGCAAAATGAAGCACTGCTAAATACTATAAAAACTACCCCGTACGGAGAATCGATACTAATAAATAATTTATTAGATGATGAGAATAGTGGTAAATATAAACAAGTAGAAGTATACGGGCCAAAATCTGATGGTACCTTTGGAATAAAATCTTCTTTGGAACAAATATTTCCATCCACTGCTTATAAAAAAACACCACTGTTTGGATTATTTTATGACATAAATGAAATAGTTCCTGATGAAGAAGATATTTATGGTTATCCAGTAACTCAAGATTCTTTCTTATTTTCTCCTCAAGAAGTTCTTATTAAATTATTTGCATTGAAGGAAAAATTGAAGAAGGATTATCTCCCCTTGAGTGCAAAAATAATAGATATTACAGGGGAGGGATTTTATTTTTCCGTTAATAAGACCAGAGGATGGTTAGATACTATAAAGATCGATGAAATTAAATTAGGGTTGGATATAGGCATTAGTGCAACCCCTCAAAATGGATATATTGAGGACTTAAGGGCATTTCAGACAAGATCAAATTCTTCATTGCCTCCTTTACCCTATGTCCCTGGATATTTTGGAAATACTGATGTTAGTAATTTTGGTAATACCTTTGATGTAAATCCGAATATACAAAATTATACTCCGGACCAATCTAGTAATCTTGCAGATGCTATAGAACAATATTATATTAATCTAATAAATAATAATAGCCAATTAGATCTTGGCGATGGTGATTATAATGGACCTGGGTATATTAGATTCGATACAAAGACCCCGTACTACTTACCTGGGGGATTCCCAACTGTATTAGAGGTAACTTCATTCGACATAACAATGGATGAAATAGGTACTACATGGGGAAATTTAGATACAAATATTTCAACATATGAAACTACATTAGCTTCTGTTTTAGATTTAACTGATTATGTTGGAAATCCTCTGATAACTGCAACTCTTAATACCACATTAGTAGTAGATTCTCCATTCCTTACCCCGTTAACAGTTACTTTACCTGGTGGATTTAGTGGATTTTTAAATCCAATTAGTGGAAAAGTTCAATTAGAATTCCTGGCAGATACTAATGATTACTTTGTAGCCGAAGTACAATCGTATAATAATTCTACTGGAGTAACCAATTTATTAGTTTTAAATTATGTTGGAGCTGGAGAATATACATCTTGGACAGTTTCTTTGACTAATATATTTAGTCAGGAAGTTGCAATGTCTTACTATAACTATACCCAAGGTTCTGATGGATTTTATTCTTGGGATAATCTTAGATTTTTAGGTTATTATGAAATAGAATGGACAATTAGTAAAGATGGGGACAATCCTTATTTCTATCAATTTAGAGGAAATATAAAAGACTATTGGAGGATTCCACATTTCCTACCATATCTAGGACAATATACGATTAAATGTAGGGTTTGGAATAGTTTTAATGACATTTCTACTGGTTACTTTGTTAATTATATAAATGTTGAACCTAGAAATATAGAATTAACTTCTATTACAAGATTTAGGGAAGCAGAAATTTATACTTGGGATGAGATGGCTGATACATGGGATGATTATGATTCCCAATGGCAATTTCCTTTGGAGCAGCAAACCACACAGGTCCAGGCTTCTCAAAGAAATCTTACTTATGCAGAATATGGAAATCAATTTGATGATGGGCAGGAATGCAATGTATTATCTACGATTCCTGAAGTTAGGGCAAACTTAAATTTTAATTTTGGTGTAGTATCCCATAATATAAGTTCAATAAGTAGTATTTATGGGGCAGGAACTGGGCCAGCAACAATAACAACAACGACTCCACATGGTTTAAATCCAGGAGATAATGTCTATATTGTAGATAATAGTATAACTTCGATAACAGGGGAATATTCTGTATTAAGTGTTACTTCAACCACATTTATGATTCCCCTTATAGTCCCAAGTACTATTACTACTGCTGGTAATTATATGACAGGACAAGGTACAATTAATATAAACATTTCTGGAAGAACATATGTTAATATTAATTATGATGGATCTATTGGAAGTACTGCTGGTACATTATATTCTACATTTAATGGGGGTATATTAGAACCTGCATTTAGAATAATGCAATATCTTCCTACTACTGTAGCTGGTATACCAAGTAATGTATTTCTATACAATATTATAATTGAATCACCAGAAAATAGTGGAGGGTTATATAATGGACAAGTAATAAATATAACTTCTACAGGATCATTAGTATTAAATATTGGAGATACTGTATTAGTAACTTCTATTTCTCCTGCATTATCAGGGGGAGCAAATCAATATCAGGACTATATTTATTATACTCCTGGAGATCCCTTACCTGTGCCAGAAATGAAAAATTGGGGTAGTAAAGAGATAACATGGGATTCTATGGATGATATTTCATGGGACCAATTATATTCTCAAACCTTTTCTATGTATGATTATCATGGTGATTGGAATGGTGGATTTGATTTGTATAATATAAGATATGGGGATTTAATAAAGGTTGGAAAAAATAATCCTGGAGTCCTAATAGGTGATACTACTTCTCCTGGAACACCTATGTTCCTTTATGATGTAGCAAACCAATTAAACCAATCAAGTGATCCTGGTATTTCTAAATTCAGCTATGCAGTTAGGGGATATTCAAGAGTTTATGGAACTTATGATAGTTTAGGAAATAATTTAATTGAGGATATAGTAGCTCCCCATATAAATTATACACAAAGTTCTGTATTGGCAGGATATGTTGGAGCGGATTATAATAGTATGACTAATGGTACCTATAGGGAAATAAATCAAACAGTCACATCTAATTCTCCAATAGAATGGGTTCAAATGGACTTAAATAAACAAACAAAAATAACAAGTATAGTTATTGGGTGTGACTTTGATAGTTCCATGACAGGAGCTTGGGGACCTACGTATACGAATAATAAAAATGTATCATATTCATTAGATGGATCAACCTGGATAACTTTATTTAATACAGGAACCTTTACCTCTGGAATAGAAGTATTCCCTATAAATATTGTTGCAAGATATATTAGGATTAATTCAGCTTCTTCTAATTTAGTTGTAACAGAATTCTATGCAAGGATTCCATTCCTAACTGACGTAGGCCCAATGGAGGAGACAACAACTACCTATAATTTATTAGGATTTACACCTACCTCTATTTGTAGAGGACTACATGGAGAAATCTATATGGCAGACGGTAATTTAATTCATATATTTTATTCCCCAACAAATATAGATTTAATTACCTTAGATTTTGCAGGTACTTATTTACAAATTGATAGAAAGGGACATTTGTGGTACTATGGTACAGGAGCAGTTCCATTACAAGTAATTGATACAAATAATAAAAATAATAAAACAGCTTATATTTCTCAGATTGGAACACCAACATCATATCTTGAAAATATAACTATTCCAATTAGCTTCACAACAGCTACTATAGATTCATTGGCAATTGATGATAGAAAGGGGGATTTTGCCGTTACTATAACATATGGGACAACTACAGAATTATTATATTTAGATGGGGAAAGTGAACAATTTGGAATATTTGACACCACTAGCGGATTACCCTCTGTAGATATTAGACAAATATTTTTTGATTATAAAAACGGAAATAAAACATTATGGATTGCAACAGGAGATGGAATATCCATATATGATAAAATAAAATTCTTTAATTACCAAACAAACAACTCTGGTCTTTTTTCGAATAATATTTTCTCTATTTGCCCAGATGAAATAGGAAATAAATGGATTGGAACCGATTCTGGTATTTCTTATTTTGATGGTGAAATATGGGCAGTTTGGAACCCCTCTAATAGTCTGATGCTTTCTACCGGAGAAACCTATACGAATATAATTACAACGGGGCATGGTAATATATTCTTTACTATCAGAACAGGAGGAACCCATAGTCCCGGGGAAGGATATCAATTAGGTTATTTTAATGGAGATAATTTTATTAGGTATACAAATGAACCAGGAAATAGTGTAGAATTTAGACCTTATATAAATTCTACTACTCATAAGGAGAATAGTTGGATATTTGTAAATAATATTAAGACTATTGATGGTACTTATACCCAATATCCAGGAAATATATTCTACCTAGATTTTGCACAGGAATTAAAACAGATAGATTTTATAATTCCTCATATACATGCATCCAGTAAATTTCCTGGTAATGATGGCTGGGATTTTATTTATTACACTAGTACTAGATCATTACCTTCTGTGGAAGAATTTTCTCCGTCTGGAATTGCATATGGACTTATAAATTTTAATTTCCTAGCTGGTCCTGTTAATGGAAACTACATACTAAATGATAATTTTAGACCAAATTTTCCATTTGTTGATGGATATTCTTGGAAAAAGCCTCATTGGGTAGGGTTTGATTTTACCGGAATAACCGAGAACCATCCAGATTTGAACTCAGATCACTTATTTCTTGATGCCCCCCTTAGAGATATATTAGATGGATCCGCAATAAAAGAAGAATATTGGAGAAATTCTCCGATAGAAAGAATTGCATCTAAAAAATCCAGGGATCAATTCTCAGATTTCGAATGGTTAATTAGAATAGGAGATGCTTATGAAGATAGGGGAATGAAAATAAAAGTGGGATTAGATGGCTATATTTATGTTACTGGTTTCTTTAGAGGAACAGTATATTTTGGTGCCCCAAATAATGTAAATAGTGGGGGATCTACAGTATTAAGCTCTCCTGATTGTAATTCGATCTTTGTTGCAAAATATAATGATGTTGGTATTATACAATGGGCAAGAATGTACGGGGAACTAGTAACTTCGCCTGCTTTTAACTATGATTTTACTCCAAATTCTATAAAATTAGATACTTTTGGTAACGTGTATGTTGTTGGATATAAAACAAAAACCAGAAACAATAATATAACAATGGAACAGCCATCAAATATTTTATTAAGGTGGGATTGGAATGGTAATTTTGTTAGTTTTACCGAATTATTCTCTCCTGTTGCTACAAGTACATTTAATGAGAATATAGATGTTGTAGTTGATGCTGCTAATATACTTTACGTTGCTGGTGAATTTAGTGGTACGCTTATTAGTGGAACCTGGACAATAACCTCTGCAGCCGGGGCAACAGAAATATATGTGGCTAGGGTAGAAAGTAATGGGTATGTAACTTATCTTAAAAAATTAGATAGTGGACTCCCAGAATATGCACCAACCCTTGCATTAGGAAATTATAATGACCTTTATATAGGATATTATAACCAAAATATAACTTCCCAAAATATTTCTCTTGCTTCATATAATTCTTTAAATCTTTCTATTAATTGGATAAAAAAAATAGTTAATACCGGATTTATTATAATCTCATTGGTCCCATATATAGACCTTTCCCCTAATGGGGAAATAGTATTAGGTGTTTCCTTTAATGGAACATTAACAGTAGATGGAACAAGTATAAGCTGTCCAGGATCTCTAGAATATGGAGTTTTTAAATTTTTAACAACAGGAGCTCTAATATTTGCAAAAAACATAGGAAGCAGTCTAGGTAATTATTTATATGATATAGAAGTAGATACGGAAGGGAGAATTTATATGATTGGATCATTTACTGGATCATTTTCTCCAGATACTACTACAAGTTTTCATGAAATATCAGAAGGGGGAAGTGATGTTATATTAGTAAAATTAGAAATTGATGGAACTATCCTAGATATAACAACAATAGGAAGTATCTATAGCGATGAGGGATTAT